TACTAGGTTGCAAAAACTTGTATCGCCGAGCATAATTTCCGCACATGGATTTACGCCCTTAAACCAAGGCGCACGTTTCTTTGCGGCAGAACCATTAATGAAACCCGGCTCTGATCCGCCAGCTTCGATCATCTTGGCAAACACACCTTCTAGTTCCAAGCGGTTAGGCTTGTCCCAGAACACTACACTGTTGTTTGACTGACCGCGCCAAGGACGGTCGATCCAGTGGTCTTTCTTGGCCTCAATAAATTCGTGGGCCATCTCGTTGTCGATATCTAGCAGAGCAATCTCAGCAGACCGTCGAGAGGACAGAGTGGTTCCAAGAAGGTTCAACAGATCGAGGATATCTAGCTCATTCAGCAGTTCGCCGTTGCGATTATTAAGGACACCAGCAATCTTTTCATAAGCCTCTGCAAGTGTTCCATCGCCAGAGCTAATCCAGCCATAACCACTAAGGCGCTCACCCCCGGGACGAATCTCGGAGAAGTCGATTTTTAGGTTTGTAGCGTCCGCTGGGAGTGTCAGGAGTTTGCCGATGGACTTGGCCCATGCTTCGGCGCTGTCACCTACGGAGAGTGTGTAGTGGCCCTTCTGGGGGAGGCCAAACAGTTTTGTGGTATCTCGCCCACCCTTGGTCAGTCTTTGGGATCGCTGAATATTGACTGTGACAGGTTTGTGAAATCCCCGAAGCACACCCACCGAAGGTTTGAAACCCACTCCGCAGCCTTGGAGGAGTAACCAGAAAGAGTCCACGACATCGCTTGGAGTTGAGATGGTATTAAAGGAACAGTTGAACTGAGAGGCTTCTCGGGTCTTCGCAATGTCTGTTCCACCCAGCCAGCGAGTACGTCCAGAGGGTGACGCTTCGAGTTTGTAGAAGATGTCGTAGAGGTCATCGAGTTCGTTCAGTTCGTCAGTGTTTAGGTCGCGACCCAACGCTCGTTCCCACAGCCATTGCTGATGTTGGATGATGCGGTCGGTCGTCTGTTCGAGTGTTTCAAAAATACCTCGCTCCTCATCGAGAGGGCGCGAGTAAGTGCGTCGGTGGACGATCTCCGACCGAGTGTCTTGGAATGACATTTATTATCCTAAGGTTGTGTTAAAAGACCGCCCAATGGGGGTGGCCTTCTAAGTAAACTCTACGACTGTAAGGTCAGAGTTATCGATGTAAGTATGAGCGCGGAAACAGCAAAGGCGAGTGCCATCAAAACTTGGTACGCCATTCTAAAACAGGTTCGCTAAATCCGGTTTCTCGTAGTTTGGTCCCTTCAGAACCTTGCCGTCTTCTCGGTAGATCGGCTTACCGTTGTCATCTAATTTTGACATGTTGGACGCATGGACCCGGTCGAATACTTCATCGATGGGAAGGCCGAACGTCACTGCGCAGCCGTAGACCACGTACAGGAGGTCAACGAGTTCTTTGGTGAGTGCCGCTGGGTCGATGATGTAGGACATCAACTCGTTGGTCACTTCGTAGTATTCCTCAGTGATCAGTTCGTCGCGGAGGTGTACTAGGTCTTTGTCCTCCAGTGATGCGCTGACAGGCTGGCCGAAGGCTTCAGTAAATGCCTTGACCGCCTCGTAGTGCCGGGAGGCCACAAGGGTTCCGTTTGGATTAATCATTCTTCGTCGGCTCCTCCAGTGAACAGCTCGATCATCCCAAGGACCATGCCGAGCATAGTCTGGGAGATGGCAAGGGTAAGCCCCAACACCACGCCGACGCCGACGATGATGAAGGGAGCGATAAGGCCACACAAAGCGGCTAGCTTGAGTGTGTCCATGATCATTGAGAAGCCAGTCCAAGCAGGGCTAGGCCAAACATCAGACCGATAAGTACCAGCATGGAAATTTGGGGCGCATCCATCATAGAATATCCTCGCCCTTGATAAGGTTGATCCTCATTTCTGCGTAACGGATCACCTTCTGTAAATCGATGATAGCGCTCTCTTCGGAGGTTTTGCCTTCGTAGGTTTTGTGTCCTGCTCGCAGGCAATATTTCACGATATTCCCACTCGCAAAGTCTAGGTTATTCACCATCGTGAATGTTACAGGTTCGATTTTGTATCGAACGTAATGGGACGGCTTCTTTACGATTTCGGCGGTGTCCATAGTAACACTCCTTCTGAATGGTTAAAGTCGGTGTTGCGGAGGATGCGTGCGCATCGAGCCTGCTGTAGAGCGTCTTCTTCGGTTAACGCTTTGGCTTCATAGGCGCGGACAACACGGGGCCAGAGTTCATCGATGGTTAGGTTACCCACGGGTCCGAGGATGTCCGAAGCTCTCTTGGGACCAACACCGGGACAGCCCTTGTAGCCATCGGTGGTGTCGCCTGTGAGGGTCTGGAACATGAACCACCAGTCGGCCACTTCCTCTACGTTGTCGTAAACAAAGCGCTCATCGTTAGACCACAGCCGCGCTGGGATCGTCTTCATGTCTTTGTCTGCGGAGTAGATGAAGGTATCGCTTGGGGCGTTCGTCGCCATGATCCCGAGAACGTCGTCGCCCTCAAGACTGTCGATCATCTGAACCTCATAGACTTCCTTGGCCCACTCTTTAAGACGACCAAGGTGCATAGGCTTGCGGATGCCAGAGCGATTACCTTTATAGGTCTCTAGGACCGACTTGCGGAAGTTCTTGCGGCCAGTGAAGGCCAGCACGGCTTTCCAAGCTTCGGTGGCCTCGATGATGGCTTGGATAGCCTCCGCGAACTTCACCTTTACTTCCTTGAAGTCCGAGTGGAGGGTCCAGACATCATCGTCCCATTCCCACTCGACTTCAGCTTGGGAACACACTTGGTAGGCGGTGATGTCTGCGTCGATAAGAACAATCTCAGTCATCTGTTTCAACTCCTTTCAGCCAGTAGCCGACCGCTAATATTTCGTTAGCGGTGGCACTCTGTTTGATCGTGTTAGCCATGGTGCTGATCCATATTACGTTTCCGGGGACGTACCCTTTAGCAGGAATAATACGATCTAATGATGGCTGGTGTTTGTCACGGGGGTCCGGGTGGGGCTTACTCTTGCGGTCGAAGGGTTTTCTAAGCTCAGTGTCAAACACAGGGCAATACCCAGTCCAGATTCTCTCTAGGTATTCCTCCGTAAGGTCAAAGGGGATACCTTTTCTTTTGGATCGACCCTTAAGATATCTAGCCTTCTCCTTGAAGGGACGCTCAAGATTTTTTAGATAACTGGTGCTAAGTGTAGGACTGTCCCCTTTGCAGGAATGATCAGTCATCAACACACCCCTCAGTCAGGACCGCCCAAGACACAGGAGCCACGCCAGACATCTGACGATAGATATCCCGAGCTATTACGCCCGACTCTGGCTGCGCATCTTTAGATATACGTAGTGTACAGACACGGGCAAATGCTGCCAAAGAGCCAGTCCAGAACCATTCGGTCATCATGGACTGCGGGAGAACCATACGGGCTTGCTCCGGGGCCACACCTTTCTTCAGAAGATGATAGTACGCAGCCGTAGATGCCCGGATCACGTCTTCGTGGTAGGCGTTGCAGTAGCCCTGATCATCAACCACTCCTGTGCTGCCTTGCTTGGCATTCGCAGGTGCTCCCCGCCATTCCTCTGGTGCGTGGAATAGTGGGTCTTCGGAGACGTAGCGTCTGCTCACCTCGTTCTCAGTCAGGCCTTGCTTGTGCTTGAACAACTGCCGAGCCACAAAGATAGGTGCCTGTACCCTGAACGTCGCCGTTACGTGGCTGAAAGGCGTCCAGTGGTTGTGTCGGGCAAGGTAAGAAATCAGCTTGGTGTCACGCTCAGAAAACTCAGAAACTTCCTTAGCAAATGACACGCGAGCAGCATTAACAACGGTGAGGTCGTTACCCATACTATCTATGAGTTCAGCGTACATATTTTTCGAACTCCTGATAGCCGCCGATGTGATTTCCATCAACGAAGATTTGTGGGACTGTTTTGAGGTTTTCGATCTCAAACCAGTGCTTGAGGTCTGCATTAGATTTCGCATCTAGGTCTCGATAGGAGACTTTATCCGCTACTTCCCGTGCCAGCTTTCGAGACTTGCGACACCACGTACAGTTTTTGCGGCCAATGATAACAACATCCATTATAAATTCTCCTTATGAAAGGCGATCAGCCACTGCTTAGTGATGCCAGAGCGCACTACATCATCGAGCGTCAACGACACAGGTTCGCAACCAATGTCGTACTTCTCAGCGATGCGGATGAGTTGGGATAGGCCGCTATCTTTGCGGTCGGATTGGGCGATGTCGCCGTCGATAACTAGCTGGGTCTCTTCCCCAATACGGGTGACCAGCATCTTTAGTTCTTCGATGTCGCAATTCTGTGCCTCATCGAGGATAACGAAGGCGTCCTTAAATGTTCGGCCCCGCATGGTTTCCAGCGGTGCCACTTCGATTTTCCCTGACTTAATCGCATGCTCAACATAGGATTTCCCAAGTCTTGCATTGAGTGGTTCGATCAGGGGGATCATCCACGGCATTGTTTTCTCTAGCTGGTCTCCGGGCAGGAAACCCATAGACCGCCCTACGGAAACCATAGGCCGACATAAGATGATCTGCTTGACCCTGCCCTCACGAAGCCAATCAGCGGCCATAACTGCAGGGATGTAGGACTTACCTGTACCTGCTGGACCACTGACAACAACTTGCTGGTTATCCTTGATTGCCCGGATGAGCCTTAGCTGGCCGTCTGTTTTTGCCAATAGTGGGGTTGGTTGCTCTCTTGGCTTTGGGACTGCGTTTACTTGGAGGCGTTGCTCGCGCATCTGCCTGTGGTGATCCTTGGCTTGCTTCTTTCTCAGTCGCTTCTGGAGGCGTTGATCCGCCCTTGTATTCGCCACAGATATAATCTCCGGGGGTGGTTATAGGTGAGGGATAGCGCTGGCACCGCGAACCCATCACAGGGTGCGTCCGCCAGTAGTCGCAGGTTGAACATGAGGTTTTCATTAGTGAGTCTCCGACCATGACTTTCCGACGTTGAAGTCGGTGTCTAGTTGACAACGGAATTTGAAGTGATCCTGCACAACGCGCATGGCGTCTTGACAGGCTTGGCCTACGGCCTCTGCTTCTTCAGGAGGACAGGAGAGTTGGACCTCGTCGTGAACCCAAGCGTGGAACTGAACGTCGAGACCGCGCTCTTGGAACAGCCTGTCCATTTCTAGGAGCCACTGCTTACACACCAAGGCACCAGCAGACTGAAGCAAAGTGTTCAGCGCTGCGTGAGGTGAGCGGATATGGAGTAGTCGATCATCAAGGCCTTTGAGGAATCCATCGCGGATAGACCTTGCAGTTACTGCGCCGGATACCTTGGCGATAGCGGGTATCTTTTCGAAAAACGTATCTTTCAAAGCCTTTCCGATTTTTGGTCCCTTCCCGATGATAGAGCCTATCTTTCCGTTACCTGCGCCATAGAGGAGGGCGTAGATAAAGGTCTTCGCTTGGTCTCTACTTGGTAGACCCGCCGCGTGCTGGTTGGCTGTATGGATGTCACCGTTGAGAACGATGTCAGCGTACTGCCCTTCGTCATATCGAGCGCAGAAGTGTGCTAGGCAACGGAGTTCTAACCCGCTAGCATCAGAACCCACCAGTACGCGATCAGGAGGGGCCACAAACAAGCCCCTACAGCGCTCCCCAAAAGGCGCACGGTTGCCCGGAATTTGTCCAAGATTTGGCTGTGAATGAGTCGCCCGGCCCGTGACCGCACCATTGGTAATGACACGTCCATGGATTTTTCCATTCTTCTTCACCTTTTTGAGCCAAGCCTGAGGGCCGTTGGCGAGTTGTCCGAGGCGCTTGTCCAGCGTGAAGTTCAATGCGAGTAGCTTGGCTTCAGGGTAGGGCAGCGCGTCGAGGATGGTTTCATCCACCTTCGGCTTGCCGCTGGCGGTCATCTCCTTGGGCTTCCAGCCGTGCAGGGTCATAAGGCGATCTGCGATATGGTCACGGCTGGACGGATTGAAGACGGCTTCCTTTGTCTTGTACGTCCACTCACCCTTGACGTAGCCACGGGTTTTGTTGTTCGCCTTAGGCAGGAAGGGCGTCTTGATTTCCCACGGGGGGAAGGCGGCTTGGAGGCGTTCACGGACTTCGGCTTGTTCAGCCATTAAGTCACGCAACAGTTTTTCGGCGGATTGTTCGTCGAAACAAAAGCCAGTCCTCTCTTGCCTCGCCATAAGACGGGCAACGGACTGCTCCAAGTCTAACGCTGATGCGGAATACTTCTGCGCCATGCAGTGTTCGTGCAGGGCCAAGGTGGTTTCTACGTCCTGTTGGGCATACGAAAACATTTCCTCAGAAAACTCATCGAAGCGACCTGAGTATTCGTCTTTGTGTTCCCCAATGCGGAGACCCCAAGCTTTCAGTGAGTGCGAACCAATGAGGTTCTTTGGGATGTAGTCCGGGTTTCCCTCAAGACGTGCAAAGTCTAGCTCCTTGAGGTGGCTCCAGATCAAACGGGTGTTGATCATGGTGTCCACGTCACGGGGGTCTTCTAGTCGATCCCACCAGCCCAAACATTTCTGGAGGGCTGGGAGGTCGAAGCCGAAGATGTTGTGTCCAATGAGGGACTTTGCCCCATACAATTCACGGGCCAGCGCCTCACACTCATGTGGTCGAGCGGCGAGACGTTCCCCGGTATCGAGGTTGATAGCGGTGATGATGAACAGGTCGTCTGGGTTAGATAATCCGTCCAGAAAGCCACGGGTTTCGATATCGAAGATGTATGAGTGCATTGTTACCTCGCTGGGTTAGTTGCGCTAGAGGGACTATTTTTGGAATAGGATATCCACGAAGTCTTCGTCGTGAATCCAATCGTGCAGATCGATGTATTTGTCTGCGAGTTGGTTGTAGGAGCGCTCTAACTCCACGTAATCCTCAGCCGCATCGAACATGTCTTGGTCGTACATCTCCCGAAGGCGGTCCAACTCAGCTTCAAGCTCGTTGGCCTCATCGTAGAGTTCCAAGTTGGCGTCGTCGGCGTCGCTGAGGCTCTGGCGGAGATCGTTGATGTCCTCCAGCATACTGAAGAAGGTGACACGGAGCGCGTCCATATCGTCGCTTTGGTAGTTGTAGTTCATTTTGTTTCGCTCCTCATTTCTCGATCAAATAGTAACGAGCGTATGACTGCCCCGTTACAGGGTGTGTCCGAGCGTGGGTCTGTACGTCGAAGCCAGCTACTCGAAGGCGATGCACTGCCTTAGTCGTTGAGCCGATGTTAAGGTCAAGCATGCCCTCGCGAGAGGATACTGAGCCTTGTTTGCGGAGGTACTTCAGCAGTCGGGATGTTTCGGGTGTCATAATTTTGCTTCCTCTAGAAGTCGTCGTTCGACGGATCATCAAACGATTTGGTTTCGGTAGGCGTATCACCGGAAATAAATTCCGAGAGACGCCCGGTGGTGGGGTCGTAGGTCAGTTGGCAGGTCACGCCCGTCAATCCCGCGTACCTATTTTTTAATACGCGGACCTTGGTGCGGTGCCGTTCAGCGGGGTCTTCCGCTTGCTGGTCACGCTCAAGTCCGAGGCACATGTCACTGAGCTGGGCGATGGCAGCAGAGCCACGCAGTTGCGCTAGTGTGACCATGCCGCCGTTTTCATGGGCGATACCGTCAGGGCGCTTGAGGTGGGAAACAACGATCATGCCGATGTCGAACCTAGACACGACCGTTCGAAGTCGGGTCATCAAAAGGTCGATTAATTTGCGTTCGTCATTCGTCTCTGTGCCTGAAACCACAAGCGAAACGTGATCTAACACTATCCAGCCGCAGCCGTTGGAGGCCATGAACTTGATCTTGTCGATGATGTTGTCCACGTCGGACGAACCGAAGTGGTCGTAGAGCATCAGCCGTCCGTTTCCACAGGTGGCGTCGAAGGCTTCACGCTTGGTCTCATCGTCTACTTCAGTACCGTGGATATGCAGCGGCAGGTTACAGTGCGTCCCCATAAGGCCCAGCGCGGTACGCTTGACGCTCTCTTCTAGGAACAGACCGCCGACCTTCTCGCCGTTACTCAGCAGGTGGTACATGATCTCGCGGGTAACCTGAGACTTGCCCATGCCTGAACCAGAGGTGATGGTAACGAGTTCACCTTTGCGCATGCCATAGGTAAGAGTGTTGAGGCCTTCCCATGGGTACGGGATGGTCTCAAAGTTCTCTACTTTGGTCACCTCATCCCACAGATCAGCAGCATCGATGACGCCATCAGGTCGGTAAGGGTGGGCATCCCAGAAGCACTGGACCAGCTCTTTGGCCTTGCCGTTGACGATGGCCTCGTTGGAATCCTTCGACGGGAGGTCAGCGACGAACACCTTGCCGGGTTCGAGTAGAGGGGCCACGGTCTGCACAGCAGCACGGCCAGCATCGTCCATGTCGAAGGCCAACACGATTTTCTCAAAACTTTCGAGCCAAGTGAGTTCCTGTTGGATCACCTTGGCGGCACCTTGAGCGCCGCTTGGGAGGGACACACAGGGCCACCGACTGCCCATTGCCTGATACGCAGACAGGGCATCGATCTCGCCTTCGGTTATCACCAACATCTTCCCACCTTCGCGGAACAACTGCTGCCCATAAAAGCCAGCGTGGTTGGGGTTGCCGATGGAGCGGAACTGTTTGTCTTTTCCTCGTACCTTCTGAGCTACGATGTCTCCATCTTTACGATACGAGGCAACCTGCAGAGGCTCACCGGATGTGGTGCAAAAATAGCCAAACTTGCGGCAGGTATCCTCTGTGATTTTACGGGAGGGGAGCGAGCGAAACTCGCCTGTGAGAAATTCTTTGTTGGTCACTTGCTTACTCTCCTTCCGTTCAATGGGTCCGTCCTGCTTGCGGGTCTTTCCACAGGAAAAGCACGTTGTGCCTCCATCCGAATATACCGCTAGGGCATCAGACGATCCGCAATCTCCACAAGCCTCATGATAGATGAAGTGTGATTCTTCATGACTTTCTGACATGCTCATTCGCCTCCGTAGCCAATTCGATTAGGGGTTCATATCCCCCCGTCGTAGCTAGGAATTCGGGGGCAGAATGAATGGTCGCGTGGGGGTACTCCCGCGCCATCATTTCCATGAGGGTCAGGAAGTTTGCCTTTGCGAGTGGATCAAGAGTGTCCGGGTGCTTGCCATCCCAACCCAAAATGCCAACGCCCACCGAGGTCTCGTCGTATTGACCAAGGTGAGCGCCTACAGTTTGGTGATCGCGTGTCTCGGTGATGCCGCTGCGGGTTACAC